GAACAGGCCGGTGATTTCGGCGCGGCCGCGCGCCTCGAGCTCCCAGCGGTCGGCCAGGAACCCGGACGGAAGGCGGTGCACGGTGTTGAGGCCCTGCACGGTCGAGACGAGGCGGCCGTCGGCGAAGACGCGGATCGTGGTGCCAAGACCGCTTTCCAGCGCGCCTTCGGCCTTCAGCGCCCCGAAATTGACCGGCCGGGGCAGGTGGAACGGCTTGGAGCGCCAGATCTGCTCCATAGGGTCGGCATCCAGCCCGTCCCATTCGGCGATGTTCCGAAGCCCTTGCAGGACATAGAGGCGCCCGCCCGCCGGGTCGTGCCACAGGGCGGTGAGGGCGAGATCCGAGCGGACCCGGAACGGCTGATCGCCGGACAGGTCGATGATGACGGTTTCACGTGTGCCAAGGGCGGTTTCGTAGGTGGCGACATAGCGCCCTTCGACATGCGCGGCCCGGAAGGTCAGGGGCTTGAGCTCGTCCCATTGCTCCCGCGTCATCAGATTGCGGGTGGCCAGCTGCGCGCCGTTCGGGCCGATCGTCACGAGGCCCTCCGGCGACGGATAGGCCACGAAATACCCCATGTCCGCGATCCCCTCGCGGGTGAGGCAGGGATAGGCCACCTCGATCCGCTCGAGCGTCATGTTCTCGGGCGCCGTGCCCTGGGCGACGTAGGGATTGCCGGCCGTCAGGACGGCGACGGACGATCCGTAGGCCCCGAGGCCAACGATCTGATAGTCGGTCGTCAGCACATACTTTTCGGGCCATGCGTGGGGCCGGTACGGCTCGCAGAAATAGAGCTTCTTCCCCTCGAAACCGGCGAGCATCCCGTTCGGCAGCGAAATCAGGCCCGTCAGCCCGGGCGGGGGCGGGGCGTAATCCGTCGACGGCAGGAGCTCCTGCAACATGTTCACGACGGGGTTGTCGATAAACTCGGCGGTGCTGACCGGCCGCTCGGCAATCAAGAAGAGGTCCGTCGTGCCGGAGGCGCTGGTCTGCGAGCGATAGATGCGCTGGTGCGTGATGCCGCGGTCCGCCTGCCCCACCTGAAACCCTTGGAGGCGGACCGTGCACCCAGCGCTCCACAGGATCGTGTTCGAGGCGGGCGCGGGCGCCGTCTCCTCTCCGAACGAGGTGACGAGGGTGTAGACGTAGAGGATCGACTGCTGGGTCGCCGGGTTTGGCGTGCCAGATGCGAGCGACGCGACGAGCGCGGCCGATGGGCTCTGTATCGCGAGAACGTAGGTCGTGCCGCCGGACACCATCTTCGGCTCGCCAAGGCCCGAGTAATAGAGGCGGTCTGCGGCGACCGGGCCGGGCACGACATCAACGACCGCGTTGAACCCATACCAGGTGGCTCCATGCTTGAAGATGGTGCGCGCGTCGGCGGCGAGCGTGTGCACTGGCGACGGCGAGCGCAGGGGGTTGATGGCGCCGCCGTCGAGGCGCGTGTTGACCGCGACCTGGGCGGCGGTGTCGGGCAGGAGCCGGGGTGTCAGGCGGGGGATTTCGCCGGTGAAGCCGAGGATCTTCAGCATGGCCGCACCTCACGGCCATGGTTTCGAGCGGATCGGGGCGCGCTGCTGGCCGGACAGATTGCTGCCGTACAGGCGCGTGACAGCCGCCTCGAACCGGGCTTCGTGCATGAGGGCCGCTTGATCGTCGCGCCAGACCTGGCCGGGCATGGCGAGGAGGCGGGCGAGCGCGCCGGAGGCGATGGCCTCCGCGTGATTGTCATAGAGAAAGTCCGGCACCTCGAGGGCGGACAGCGTCGGCTTCAGGAGCGCGACGACGCGGAATGTGCCGGCGGTCGGGGCGCGGAGGGTCAGCGTGTTCGGCGTTGCAAAGGCGACGGTGTAGTCCGGCTGGGCGTTGGGCGGCTCGGCCTGAAACTGCGTCGGGTCGAGGCGGCGATCGTCAAACCAGACGCGCTCGAGCTCGTGCAGCGTGACGGGCGGCGCCCAAGTCACGGTGATGGGCGTGTTGGCCACGACGGCGTGTGTCGAGGTTTCGCGCCAGAGGCGCGTGCGCTCGCAGAACTGCCGGGCGGAGTGCAGGACCGCTTGCTCCGCCAGCGGCTCGGAGGCGCCGGGGACGGCAATCATCAGGAGGGGCAGGAACGCGGAGAGGGGCGTCGTCATGCCAGACCTGCCGGGGGCCGGGGCGCGAGCGGATTCGCGACGGCTTCACCGGCGGTCTTGAGGCCCATGGAGGTCGCGAACGCCTGGAACGCGGCCATGGCGCGCTGGGGGGCGCCGGTCGAGGCGTCCTTGGAGTACGCGCGATAGAGGACGTAATCGAGGATGGCGTTGGTGTAGATGTCGAGGATGTCGAGCGGGGCCGTGTAGGCCGCTGCGGCGATGTTCTCGTAGTCTGCGACCGCGCCGGGCAAAGCTACCGGCGTCGGCACACGCGCGGCCGAGGCCTCAATGATCCCTGCGCCTGTGTTCGCCGGATACACATAGAACGCCAGCGGCGACTGCGGATCGAACATGACGTGCCGGACCTCGGCGGATGCCGGGATCACGGCGGTATCGTGCCAGAAGGGGTGCTGGCTATCGAGCGTCTGCCTATCGACCATGGAGATAGACCGGCCGCCCACGCGGGCGCCGGTCTGGACAGGCGACGGCAGGGTTTTCAGGTTCCGCAGGACTTGCAGGAGATAGCAATAGTCGGTCGGCAGGCGCTGGAACGTGCCGGCCTGTAGTTGCAGCACGACATTGGCGGCGGATGCAGCGGGCTTTGCGAGCACGATTTCGCGCATCGCGTCGTTAATCCAGTGCCGCACCTCGGTCAGCGGCCAGCGCACGGACGTGGTGTCCTGGGCGATGATGCGGAACCGCTCCATAACCTCGCTGGCGGTGATCGGCATGGCGCGCGGCCCCCGTTTAGGTGGCCGGCGGGATGTCGGTCATCGCGACGATCATGGCCTTGATCGTCATGTCGTCCGCGGGCGGTTCGCCGAGCCGATCTGCATAGATGGCGGCGACCAGCTGGCGCGGGGTGAGTTTCGGGTCGGGCTCGGCCCCGAAATGCGCGCGGAACGCGGCTTGGCCTTCCGCCTTAGACACGGTGCCGCTGCGGTTGCCGTCCGGGTCGAGGAAGGTCTTGGGAGCGGGCGGCGGCTGATCGGCGGGCGGTTCGCCCTCGGCGGCGGCCACCGCGCGATAGGCTTCCGGAACGTCGAGGAACGCCTTGATGTGATCGGGGCGCTCGACGTTGGCGACATGCGGCGGCAGGCCGTCCTCGCTGGTGAAATGGTACGAGACCCCGCCCAACGTGAAATGGGTGCCGCCGGGACGGTGGATCGTGCACTCGATCAGCATGAGAACGGCTCCTTGCGGGCAGGGTCTCGGCGCCTTACGGCGCCGAGGTGTAGGACCAGATCAGGGTCAGTTTCTTGGACGTAGCCGCCGCGACGTTGCCGCTCGTCTGGAGGCCGATGCCGCGGACCAGCGGCGACGGCGCCAGGAGCAGACCTGTGTTGAGTGTCGGGCGGCTGAGGGCGACCGTCAGATCGACATCGTTGAACAGGTTGGCGGTCAGCGTCCGCCCGGCGACGTTCTGGCCGTACTCGCCGGCCAGGAGGCCGACATCGCCGGTCAGGCTGGTGAAGCTGCCTTCCGACAGCAGCGCGTAGTCCGTCAGGATGCAGTCGTTCGGAAGCGCGCCGAACTCGATGATCTGCGCCGACGTGACTGCGGACGAGAACACAAAGGTCGAGCGCATCGTGACGACCTGCCCCGCGATGCTCGGATAGGGCTGGCCGATGCTGCCGAGCGCGACGGCGGAGAGGACGATGTTGGACATGGCGGTGTCTCCGGTCTGGGCTTAGTTCGGGTCGGCGGCGGCGGTGTCGAGGCTGATGACCCCGAAATCCCGGTCGTTGAAGCGGGTCTTCTTGCAGCCGATGATGGTGCCGGCGGCGATCTCCAGGTCGTTGCCGTGGTCGATGGGCACCTCGGACCACATGAAGCGTCCGCCGCCCGGCATCCCGTAGGCGACGACTCCGGCCTGACGGCCGAGGAAGAGCGCGCGGCCACAGGCGACGGCGTTGCCTGCGCCGGCCATGAACCGGATCGCGTTCGAGTGGGCGTGCAGCACGACGTTTTTGA